CCAATCCGGCTCAGTTGCACCACTGACCACCACATCACCTTCTGCTGTAATCGCCTGCATCAGAGTATAAGGGGTTATGGCCACCGGACTACCAAACGGCTGCCAGCCCTCTTTCAGTTTATGTGTCAGCTTTTCCGCAAGATCTGATGGCGACGCCGCCCTGACAACATCATAGTGTTTAAATGCCATGGTTCTTTCCACCATCTGAAAAATAATTCTTTAAAATACCTGACATGTAATACAGAAAAAACACAAAACCATACCTTAAATAAAAACCTGATTATCAAGCAGATATGCATGGATAAACTACAAGACGAGATATAAACCACCCTGTATTTAAATAAACAATAAACAACATCAGAAAAATAATTCTGCTCTATGGTTTAATTCAAAAATATCATTTATACTTTTCAGAACATCACCAGCAAGGCATAAACAAGGAAAGTAAATGAAGTGGATTGTGATTGATACAGTTATCCAGCCATCATGCGGAATATCTTTTTCAGTCATATGGAGTAAAATAAAATTAATAATCTGGTATCAATCGGATGCTTTCTTACCTCCTGAAAGTATATTTACACTGACTCACACAGGTATCATGCTCAATAACAAAGTGCTACCTGTAACCATTTACAACATAGTACCATTCAATAAAACATTCTGGAATTTAATCAAAAACAGCCAGGAATGCCCTACAAATACAGATAACGTATTGAATGAATGCTTTAATAACCGTTGCACTCTGCAAATATGTCCTTATGGGCTAAAACAACAAAATCCATAAGGAGTTTACTCACATCTGACAAAATCAATATAAACAGCCCCTCCGGAGAGGGGCTGGAGAGTGGCGCTATGTGCCATTGCATGGTGCCGGGTGCCTCCCGGTGAATTCAGTACCAGCACCTGAATCCGCGATTATCCCATATACCTACTCGCTGATTGCCCCTCCGCACAGGGGGATTCACCATGCCAGTTTCTTTTAACAAACTCCCCGCAAACCAGACAACAGTCAACCGCCTGAATTGTGAAGTATTTAAAAATTTCTCCCGCTAACTGATACCCGGCTAACAGTCTGGCGTTTTCTTTTTCAGCAACGGGAAAGCAACAACCACCACACCCGCCACCAGCACACCGTCAGCCAGCACTGACATTATCCGGCTGCTGCAATGCCATTCACAAAAACAGTAAGCAATCACTTTTTACCGTAACAGGTGATAATCCAGATATGTATCTACCCCAGATGAGTAATCCGAAGTTCATCCATACCACAGGTCCTGGCTATTCTGTTGTACTCCTGAACAAGAGCAAATAATTCTGAATTAGCAACCATGAACTCATCGCAAACCCTCTGTATAGCATCACTATTCAGAATAATAACGTCTCTTCCCGAAAGACGATCAGGAGTACAGAACAAAACTGTCAAACGGCTGAAGGCCTTTGCTCGTGCTGCATTGACTATATCAATACGCTGCCTAAGGATGAAACACCCCGACGCCTCATCAATATTCACTCTACCCACACCATATGAATGATAAATATTTAATGCTGAAAAAACCATTAGACCGTATAACAAATATTCAATCAATACTTAACAGAACTTTTATTTTTGACAAACATATAATATTTTCAACAATATCCTGAGCCAGGTATATTTCAGTATAAGGCTCTGCCGGAAGGAATCTGGAAGAATGAATATGGCGCGCTGTACTGGATTCGAACCAGTGACCGATTGCTTAGAAGGCAATTGCTCTGTCCGGCTGAGCTAACAACGCTGAATACCGATAATGGACCGCCATCGGGGACCCGCCCCCCGCACCAACAACCCTGTTATCGTGTCGTCTGCTCTTCCTGATAAGCTAATGGCGGTTTGTGATGGTGGCCCTTGCTGGATTTGAACCAGCGACCTGGCGATTATGAGTCGCTCGCTCTCACCACTGAGCTAAAGGGCCGGGAGCAGAATAATAACGGTCCGTAATTAATTTCGCAATAAAAAACCCGCTCAGCGGCGGGTTGTAGAAACTCTTCTAACGTCAGGCATAAAACGCCCATCGTTATGACGAATTTACCACAGATTCCGGAAAAATCAACCTTGTTACCTAGTTACCTTTTTTAACTGCCGCTCAGCCCATGCTTCTTCAATATCAAACCGGGTCACCAGCGCATCATAAAATTTCTTAACTGTTTTTTCCCATGACGCGCGTGTTATCTGGTTTGTCACCTCGCATATAGCATTAAATGCCTCCGTTGATGGTAGTCTTTCATAGCCACGACCACCACAACGCTGGCAGTCTCTGATAACAGGCATACCACGTTTTACCGACTCTTCACGATGAATGGCGACACCACGCCCACGGCAATCCTTACAGGCGGTGGAAACCTCACCCTTTCCGCCACACTCCGGACAGGCAACTTTTACCACCTCCCTGACTTTTTTCCATTCTTCCCAGTAAGACGGATACACACCTTTCGTACACTTTGCCCATACCGGCGGCTTACCATCCGGATACTGGACCTTGTTTGTAAAAACTATGCTTTCAATAAATTTTTCCCCATAGCAACAAGGGCACTGCTTTTTACTCGCTGCGCTGCGGGCATAATCCTCAAAAGCGTACGAAGCCATAATGCGCATCACTACCGGTTTTATTTCTGCCGGAAGTTTTCTCAACGCCGCCACACGATCGCACCGACTGAGTGCATAATCTGCCAGTAATTCTGTTGCCCGCGCCCTGTCATTCATACTGATGCCCATTTTCCCCAGGAACGCAGAAAAACCCATCTCAGCCCGATTCTGTGTCATGCCCTGCGCGGCCATCACATCAGTGATACTCAGCGCATCTTTTGACGTTGAGGCCGATGCATCGGTCAGGCCAGGGGATTTTGGGGAGTAGTATTTCGGTAAATCTTCCAGTTTCATTTTTTGACCTGCTCTTAATGCATTATGGGGTAAATCTTCACCCCCAGACGTCCACCAGATACTGGCTGACCACGAACGATATTGATTTCATCAAACTGCTCATCGTCCATTAACACTCCCGCATGCGTCAGCGCATCCAGCGGTGCTTTCAGAATGTTGTCCAGGTCGCGACGACGCTTATCCGGTGGCTCTGCAATCACCTTTATCGCCAGCCTTCCGGACAGGCTTAATTTCAGCCGCTGCTGGCGAACAATAAACGCCACAGCCCGGCGATAACGCTTTCCCTCCTCCGAGATAAAATATGTGCTGCCACGGCGTCGCCAGTAAGTGTTCACCGTCGGCGGGTAAGGTAAAACCAAATCTATGAGCATCAGTCACCTCTTTTACCCAAGCACGCCAGTTGCAAAGGCGTGATCAAGAAAACGAAAAATTAAATCAACCTGAGAACCATGCTTTTCTTCGAACGCCAGCGGATCCGCATGAAGCTCGTTGTGATGCTCCCGACACAGCGGTAGCGTGAAAATATCGTGAGATTTTGTCCCCATTCCGCCCTGACCATGACCAATCAGGTGATGGGGATCGTCGGCTGGCTTACCACAACACGCACACGGCTGTGTCTTCACCCAGCGTGTGTATTTCTCGTTAACCCAGCGGCGACGTTTAGGTCGTTTCATGAAAGATTCCGGAGGCTCAGGATCAACGGCAATGCTGACCACCGTCTTTTCCTGTGGTGGGTTCTGTTGCTGGTGGGCGTGAGGCAGCGGCGCAAGATTTTTTGTGCGCTGTTTCAGTATGCTGATGGCGGTCTGCTCTCCCGGTACGATGTCGCTTTCGCGGTACAAGGGGCGGATTTTTTCCGCACGTAACCCCAGAGAACGACGTAATACTGCCTCCGGAAGCGCGTCCGCCACCTGATTGCAGACCGCCCACCAGGATAATTCAGCCAGAGATAATTCACGCTCCTGCGTACCGCTTATTGCGTGACCGATGACGTCAATCATCCATGCTGACAGGTTTTGATGAGCAAGTTGCTCGAGTGATTCGGATGTCTGGTCACGCAGCTGGTTGTCGCAGTGCCAGCACAACACCATTGCGCCGGTACCATAACGGTGAATGACGGTTTCGCTGTGATGATAATCGCCGTGTGGCCACTGGCAGGATTTAATATGGCGCAACAGCCAGTCAGACAATGCACCAGCACCACCAGCAGCACGAATCACCCGTGCGTTACTGAAAAACGGCAGCAATGTTTTGTCTTCCACTAGCGGCTGGTGAACGGCAGGAACAACCCCGGACGGCAGATTACGCATGCTTTTCGGTTCCGGCTCCACCAGTACCCGGGTATTGTGGAATACCGGCATGGATTCACGGCCCGGCTTAACGATCACCAGCCCGAGTTCCGGTACCAGAACAGGTCGAAGTAATACCCGCACGTTACCTCCAGATGCGTTGCTGGAATGTGCGGGACGGACGCGGTGGGCGCTCGGAGTAAGGAAGCCTGACGGAGATTATCCAGTGACGATAATCGAGGCTGAGGGCTTTCTTAATCTCGTATCCGTGTCTGCGGTAGCACTGAATTAGCCACTCGGCCTGTTCTTCAGTGCATGGGGGATGCTGGAACCAGTCAGATTTGAAAGTGCGGGAACGCCGCCCGTGCCTGCTGGCAAAGACGGCAGAATCATCAGAATTGTGTAATTTGGTATCGTGCGCCATCGGTTGTCTCTGCTGGCGCAGCAGGTGCCAGTTGTTCAGGCTGGCGTGCGAATTGTAAACCAGAACGACCAGAAAAAACAAAACCCGCCGAAGCGGGTTAAGTGCGGGTGCGTTGAGGATGCCTGACACATCAGCGGTGGCGAGGGATTTCTCCCCCGCCGGGTCTCTTACTCCTCAGGTTCGTAAGCTGTGAAGACAGCGACCTCCGTCTGGCCGGTTCGGATTCGTACCTCGCAGAGGTCTTTCCTCGTTACCAGTGCCGTCACTATGACGGTTAAACAGATGACGATCAGGGCGATTAACATCGCCTTTTGCTGCTTCATAGCCTGCTTCTCCTTGCCTTTCGGCACGTAAGAGGCTAACCTACATTTGTGAGACATAGATTGGGCCTCAGATTAATGTTAAGCGTCGTGCAGGACGCGTAATGTTAACTGGGGCTTTTCTCTATCTGCCTTTTGGTGTTCATGCCTGAGACAGATAGCCTCAAGCACCCGCAGTCATTCTACTTAACTAAGATTTCCCCGCAAACCGTTTTTATCCCCAGCTGCAAATCGAATACACAACAAGTGCTGCCGCCATTGCAATTCCTGTCGTTGTGAATGCCTCCGGCCAGGTCATCGTAAAACATCCTCCGCGCTTATCAGCCCATTCCGCTCCAGATACCCCATCGCCATATCCGGTAATTTGCAATCTGGTTTCGCTTTTTTCAACTGACTTACCAATTGTTTAACCAGCATTGCCAACTCTTCCTCATGTGAAAGTGATGCCGGTTGCGCAGCGTACAGGGGTTTTGGCGCAATGGCTGAGTGTTTTGCGTATGCCGCAACAGATTCAGCATTGAACAAAACCATATTGTGAGCACAGGACCATGCAACTGGCATTGCTTCAAGTGAGGCAAGCGCAATACGGGCAAGCGCAAGATCCATTTCAATGGCAACTCTTGAAGTCTTAAACACGGTCTGTCGCGCAGCAAATTTCATGGATTTCACACTTTCATTAGCATGAGCAATCAATTGCTCTCTGGTAAATTTCGTCATATTTTTCTCATCCAGTCCTGTCGCTATGCCTGCGCAACCATTACCCCACAATTACATCACAGGGGGTAATGGTTGCAATTCAGTGGCCACCGCGAGATTCACATCATTCACAATAAATCATAAAAATACACGCAATCACAGACCATAATAAAAGAACTGTTTCGGCCACAATCACAAGACCTTCCCACATTTCTTTTTCCCACACCTCCTGAAACCAGAGAATCGGCATATCGCCCCCCTCTGAAAAACAACCACATGCCCTAGCTTCTCCGCCAGAGCCAGTTCCGCTTTAGCGCCTGCTGACCGTTGCCAGTCTTTCAGCATATAAATCGCATCCACGCTACGTATCATTGCCATGCAGATATCCATGTAGTGCGGCTGTGTCAGCCCGTCCGGAAGTACTGCCGGGTTCAAGACTGTATGCCCTTCCCGTTTCAGTTCCTCTTCCGCCTTGTGGAACGCCTCACGGTTGAAATTTTTATACCCGGTCATTGGACCGGCAATATAAACTCTCACCCTCACTCCTGAACTCTCCTGTCGAAATAAACGTAGTTATTCACTGTGCGCAACGGCATTCCAAATTTTCTGGCGATTTCTCTCCTGGGTACGCCACGCTGATGCAGCTGTCGCGCCAGTTCAATATCACTCTGTGGATATTTTGTTGACTGGTGATAATCACCCCGTAACATCAGACTGACACCCAGTTCCCGCGCTTTCGTTCTGACAGCATCACCTGTACGACCGGTCAGCCTCCCAATGCTTTCGACCGTCATCGTTCCCGCACACTGACGGAGTATCATGATTTCAGCCTCGTACCACTTCTTCCAGCCACTCACCGCTGCAGCTCTCCGGTCGCGGTAATATCCCGAAGAATATCCCGGTGCTTGTTCAGCTCCCGCAGCGCGGCGCAGACTCGTTCCCACTTCTGGACATGACTTTTCGCCCGACGCAGTTCGAGGTTTGCCATATGCAGCGATGGTAAAATCAGGTCATCCGCTCGCGTTTCAGTAAACGATGGCAGCGACTGCACAATGCCCGCTACAGTTTCTGTTTTAATTTCTTCCTGTGTTGCGGCTTCCCGGACTGGTAACGCAACACCTGCTGGCTGAGGAAAGGTCTTACCATCATTTTCCGTTACCGATGCTGCTTTCGGCTCTGCTGGTAAATTACCGCCCGGCATGCAGTAACGAAATTTACCGCTCTGATTAACGCGTGCCAGCCGCCCCGTTGCGGTTACCACCGCCAGCGTGGAAGCAACCTTGCGAGTACTGATGCCGAACTTACCCGCCAGTTCCTCACACGTTTTAGCCCCATCCTGACCGATAAACTCAATCATCATGTCTGCGGTAACTTTTTGTTCGACCTCCCCGGTCAGCATATCCTGTGCTTCAGATTTTACTGGCCGCTCTTCGGTTACCAGGGATTCACTTTCGCCAGCCAGAAACCAGGTGTGACCAGTTTTATCAACGACGCCATTTCTTTTGAGTTCCCACAGCTCGTTGAGAACCTCTTCACGACTGATATCAAGTCGCGCGGCCAGTTCTACCGATGTGGCTTTTCCCATTGCTTTCAGTGCGTCAAAAACGGTTTCCATTAAAATTTCCTCCGGACAAAATTACTTCACAACCCTCAGGTGTCTGACATTCGAACGCCAGCTCTCCCAGTTAAAATTCACCCAGCGACCACCGTTCATGACCATGCGGTCCATCACACGCTCGCCAAGAAGCGTACTCATCGCTACGTGGTTCAGGTTCGTCAGCATTCCGACACTACGCATCGAAGCCGTTCTGCGGTCGACTATCTGGTTCAGTGTGACCTGCTCGTTGCGCGTATCCCGCTGCATTCCGATTTCATCCAGGACAAGCAGGTCAACATCACACAACCCCTGTAAAAATTTTTCGCCTGAGTTTTTGTTGTCGTAGCTGTTGTGTAACGCCAGCATCACATCAGCCACCGTTATCACAATCACGCTGCGACCTTTCGCCAGAAGATGATTGCCAATGGCGGCTGCAAGGTGGTTCTTTCCGGTACCCGGCTTACCGCTGAACACAAAATTCGTGCACCCGGTCATCAGTTCGTCAGCGATGGATTTTGCCTGGCTCAGCGCGTGTTTTTGCCCGTCGTTCTGCACCTGATAATTCGCAAACGAGCATTTGCTGTGCAGAGGCTGGATGCCCGAACGATTCAGGATTTTTTCCACCCGCAACTGGCGATTCTGGCGGTTGATCTCCTCGCTACGTTTTCGCCCTTCTGCCAGTTGCCACTCGCGCCACTCGTCCACTGTCCGGTACGGCGCGATTACATGCTGCGGGGTCAGCTTACGGATACGCTCAAGAACACCACCTGTCGCGATATTTTTCATGGCCCGTTACCCCCTGAACCCCGGCGGAATTTCGGTATCCGGCTCAGAAATATGATTCACACAACGCTGTACAGACGAACGCCCCAGGCGGATAACCAGTTCATCCCATTTTTCGCGAAGCTTTGACGGACTCATGATATTTTTTACCCAGAATGGATCCCGCTGCACCCGACCAAACATTTCACAAATTTGTCTGTGAGTTCTGCCATCCAGCATCCGCATTGTGCGCACGTCGTTGGCCCATGCGGTCCAGTTGGGTTCTTTCGGTCGCGAAATCTCGCCATCATCGCTGGCGGCCTGCTCGTAAAGACTCACGATTCGCCCCCAGATCCACTGCGCACACGCCAAATCCTCCTGGTTGCCCCACTGGCGTTTTTTTGCACTGAACACAACCGCGTCAGGGTGTCGGGTTAAAAAATCCTGTTCAACCGTCTGCGGGTCCGGTTGCGAAGCTTCCGGACGAGAAGTGTTTTTATTCTCTGTAGTAATCTCTGTTGTATTCTCTGTAAGATCATCAGGCCATTTTGACCCGATGACATTGAGTCGTTTTGAACCAATGGAACGTGCCATTTTGGCCTCTTCCATCGTGTCATTTTGACCTGATGGAGCAGCGCATTTTGATCTGATGGATTCGCTCACTTTGCCACCATCTAAAAGCTCGCTCTCGTAATTAATCGTGTAAAAATTAGTCATATCACGCTTTGATTTATTGAGCTTTTCGCAACGTAAAAGCCCCAGCGTTTTCAGACTTGCAAATGCGCGTTTTAACGTTGACTCTGACCAGAACGGGAACTGCTCCAGCCATTGTTCTGTTGTGTTATAAATCCAGCGAACACCATCACATTCCATGCCGGAACCGGTATCTCTCAACCAGTAATGCAACTGCTGCAACACGATGGCTTCGTTCAGACCAATTTTCATCGCCAGCTGCGTGTTTATAACCAGCGGACGTTCAGCAAAAAGGAGCTTCATCCCCCCCCCAGAACACGTTATCAATGCGCCACCACGGCATTTCCCGCCGGACCACCACGATTCATCTGATCGAACAACACGATCGCTGCCGCAACAAACTCATCGATATCTTTCACCAGGCGCTCCCGTCGCTCGACAAGCTCCCGGTGATATTCCGAACTGTGGCTGCGCATTCGGGCCACCAGCGGAGGCGGCATTGCTTTTTCGATCGCCGGTAACAACGCCTGAATTTTTTTAACCGCATCAGGGGTGTTTTTTTCTACCCAGCGGAAAATTTTCTGGGTATTACGAGACAGGGCTTCCGGATGGCTGTCGTCGTACAATTCAGGAAACGTCATACCCAACTCAAAATAAGACTGGGTTATTTCAGCTGCCGGAACTTTTTCACCGTCCGAATGAGCCCAGGCATTCATCGCCATGCGGATGTGTTCATGCTTGATTTTCATGAATCAAGCTCCTAGAAAGTGGTTGTGTTAACGTTTTGGTATCTTCCAGCTCGGGCCAAATATTCATCCAATCAAAAGGCCTTAGTTGCTGACGTGTAACTTCACCATTACTGGCTCGCTCAATAAGGACACATAACGATGCCCCTAACACTTGACCTTTACTCAATGCCTTTCTTAGATAACCGATGCTGGTACCACACTCGCATGCAAACATACGCTGTTCATCTGACGAAAGAGAATTGAGAAATATTCTTAATTCTTCCATAGCTACTCCTTAGTAAACACAGCAAAGAATACCCACAGGTAAACAAAAGTCAATACCCACAGGTTGTTTACCTTGCGGTAATCGCATCTATTATTTACCTATGGACAAATATGAATTTAGACGACAGCAACTCATCAAAATTCGTGATGAGAAATGCGATGGTAAAGCGGTTAACGTGGCCAGAAAGATCGGGCGCGAGCCTTCTTATGTATCAAGAATGTTGTACCCAGAGGGGAAAAAGGGAAAAAAACGGATCGCTGATGATATGGTGGAGATTATCGAAGAGTCCTTTGGGTTACCCCGGGGATGGATGGATGGTATCGTTTCATCATCAACGAACACAGCCTCCAGTTATGAAACAAGGGTTCTAACGCCACGACAACGTATTTTTTTAGATCTCTTAGACGAACTGCCAGAAAGTGAAGCGGATAACTTATTAAAAACTCTTGAAGAGAAAAAACAGTATTACAATATGATCTACGAAGAAATCCGTAAAAAGAAAGCACAAAACGCATCATAGCTCACCAAACAACTAGTCACCAGTTAAGACACCGCAAAAAGTTACCCATGGGTATTTACTTTTTAAATACCCATGGGTATCCTTCTTTTCATACCAACCCACCCCGCCCCACAGAACGCAGGGAAATACTTCGAGTTACCCGGCAGTGGTCAGGGGTTAAGTAGCCAGCCCGAGGCGTAAGAACATGACGGCAGGGTTCAACTTTAATAACTATGCAGCAGGTTTTTGTTCCGCTACCCCGGCGTTAAGGGGGAATGAGGTCAGCATGGATACTATCGATCTTGGCAACAACGAATCTCTGGTGTACGGCGTGTTTCCAAACCAGGACGGCACGTTCACCGCAATGACGTATACCAAAAGCAAAACGTTTAAAACCGAATCTGGAGCGCGTCGCTGGCTGGAAAGAGATTCAGGTGGGTGATATGGATTTCGACACAATCATGGAAAAGGCTTACGAAGAATACTTCGAAGGCCTTGCCGAAGGCGAAGAAGCCCTCAGCTTCAGCGAATTTAAACAGGCGCTTTCCAGCCCGGCAAAATCTAACGGCTGATAAGCGAAGCAGCACCGCGAGGAATCAGTATGCAGAAACGAGAACCCGTCATCATCGCGCCAGACTATACCGATGATGAACTTTATGAGTGGATGCACCAGAAAATTAAGGCTGCGCAGGACCTGAAATGGGCCAATGAAGCCAGGGCTAAGCAGGCTGAAAATCTGTCCGCTCTGGAGCAGGATATCACCAATCTGGAAAAAGCAGCGGCATTAAGCATTGCCAGAATGATTACATACCCACGTTAATAGCTAACCAACGAGGCTAATAATGGAATTTAAAGATTTACCAAAAGAAATCCAGACAATTGCTGCAACGACTCTCGGTGATAGTCTGGTGAAAATTGACCCGGCATACACCAAAAAAGAAACCATCGATAATATGGTTCGTAATGTGCGCAATGCTTTTTCTGGGCTATATGGTTCTGATAATCAAAAGCAGGAAAGCGATGTTAATAAACGGGTAATTTCTGTTTGCGTGAATGGCCATGTTCTTTCATCAATCAAAACAGAAACGGCGACAGTCTTCGATTGCCTTTGCATTGTACAGAGCCTTGTTGATGCCCTGTTTCGTTCAGTGAATTTAGAAAATGATGCAAATCTGCGAGGGCGCACAATAGCACATCCATATGCACATACTTTAGGCTCTGTGGATATCAAAGATCCCACAAATCTTTAATGAAATAGTTAACGCGAATTGTACTTGCTCTTTCAGTTGCTTTCAGAATACGCGTTGAAACTGCTGGCGGTAATTTGGTATTCCATTTATTAAAATCATGCCCGGGAAAGTACTCTTCGAAAATACTTTTAACTGCAGACTCGCCTATTGAAATGCTGCTTACCATGCGATTTTGATAAAGGCATTTAGCAATAAGAGTTGATTTTAACATTCACCCTCCTGAGGGTTGGTAATTAAGGAGTTCTCCATGGGTGAAGTGGAGTGCGTGCGCCGGACACGGGTGAACATCCGGCACTGACAGTTTACTGAAAGGATATTTCTCTGAAAAGTCAGAGCATAACGCGAAAGCGCACGGCGAGGTTGCTGGTTCATAGATAGCCTGTCGTTAAATTTTCGTCGACCGTGCGCTTCCGGTTGTGGCACTCCGCGAAATGGCGCGGCGGTAAGTATGGCGGGGTTATTCCTTCCCCGTTGAGGACACCGGGTTGTCAGGTTGACCATACGCCTGAGTGACAACTCCGCTACAACAACCCATGTTGATTACCTTTTGGCGGGTATTCGTTTTGTTTTTCCCGTGATACCCGCCCCTTTTAAAGTGAATTTTGTGATGCGGTGAATGCGGCTCAGCGCACGCGGAACAGTTAAAACAAGCGGTCTTTTACTTGCGTAACAGACATCAACTAACAATCCGGCGTTAATGGTTTACTGGTTAACGTCACCTGGAGGCACCAGGCGCCGCATCACAAAATTCATTGTTGAGGACGCGATA